AACAGTCAGCAACGCTGAGAATAACAAGATTAAGGTGACATTAAAGACCGCACAAAAGATTGCAGACGCTCTCCAATGTCCGTTAGACGAAATTGTAATTTAATAAACAAGAAAAGGAAGAAAAAAATGTTTGACCTGAGCAGTATTAAAAGCAGTAAAAAAGACCGACCACCACGGATTCTTCTTCATGGTGACGAGAAGGTTGGTAAAACAACATTCGCAACGAAGTTCCCAGGTGTTATCATGCTTAACATTTCTGGTGAAGAGGGTGCAGACGAGTTTGATGTGCCAGCGTTTCCTACGGCTACCAAGTTTGAGCAGATTCTGGAAGCAATTCAGACACTTGCACAACAGGAACACGAATTTAAGACGCTCGTTATTGACTCACTTACAGCACTTGAGCCTCTGGTGCAGAAGTTTGTGTGCCAGGAAGGCGGCAAAGCGTCAATCGAGGACTTTGGGTTCGGCAAGGGATATAAGAAAGTGGCAGAAGTATTTGACAGGCTGAAGATTATGCTTGACCACCTGCGTAACGAAAAGGACATGGGTATTATCGTGATTGCTCATACCAAAGTTGACAGTTTCAATGACCCTGCAGGCGATATGTACAATATGTATGTCATCGATGCTGATAAGCGTGTTAGTGCATTGCTACAGAAGTGGGCTGATTGTATCCTGTTCGCCAAGAAGGATGTTGTCCTTGTCAAGGACGGTGAAGGTTTTAAGGAGACTATGAAGGCGAGAAAGATTGAACATAACCTCTACACTAAAGCGATTAGTGGAGCGTTTCCAGCAGGTTGTCGTGGCAAGTATGGCTTGCTACCTGCAAAAATTAAATTAAATTATGATGTTTGGAAAAACGAAGTAGATAACGCAACCCAAAACAATAAAATGGAGAAGTAACATGATGGATTTTGATTTTCAGAACTTTAACGAAGAGGACTTTAACGACTTGATTCCGGCAGGTAAATATCGTCTGATGATTACCAAGGTCGAGCAAAAGGAAAGCAAGAAAGGCGGATGGTACCTTAATCTGCACATTCAGGTTATTGACGGCGAACGCAGTGGCTATGTAATGTACGAAATCCTCTCACTCGGACACGAGAGTGAGAAGGTTGTAAACATTGCCAAGAGCAAACTTAAAAAAATTGTAGGAGTCACAACAGATAACGGGAATATCGACAGTTTTGAAGATATAAAAAACCAGCCGTTTATCGGCGAGGTGGTTATCCAGTCTGACAAGAACGGCGTGTACGATGATAAGAATGTTGTCAAGAAGTTCTATAAGGACGGCAGTTCAGCTCCAACGACTGCATCAGGAGACAGTGTAGCTGATGCAATGTTCAAAGTTTAGTTAAACACGGGGGCGAAAGCCCCCTATTTAGGAGAGAGCGATGAAAGAAAAAATTTATAAGGCTTGGGAACAAGCAGAATCAAAAAAAGACAAGCGTGATTACCTTGGCATATCAGAGTGCGGTCATCCGTGCGATAAGTATGTCTGGTTAGCTTACCATGTGCCTGAGCTTAAAGAGCTTCCTGGAGGTCGTGTATTGCGCATGTTCGATAGAGGGCATAGAGAAGAAGAGGTTATTGTTAACGATTTAAAAAGCATAGGTTGGAACTTAGACAGGGTTCTTGACAACCAGATGACTGTGTATGCATGTGAGCGTTACTTAAAAGGGCATCCAGACGGTGTCGGCAGGTACGAAGAGAAGGTGTATTTGCTTGAGTTCAAGACAGCAGGTGACAGTAGCTTCAAGAAGTTATTCAAAAGCCGTAACATTCTAAAGTGGAACAGAAAGTACTATACTCAGGTACAAATTTATATGAGGTGTCTTGGCCTGAAGTATTGCATGTTTATTGTTGTCAACAAGAACGATGACGATATGATTACTATTGAAGTAGACTTTGAAGATGACTATGCAGAACGAGAGATTGCAAGGGTAAAGCGCATTGTTGAATCAAGTGAGGCACCTGAAAAGTGTGAGAACGAATGTTACTTTTGCCCGTTCAGTGAACTTTGCGACGAGGAGACAATACCAAATTTAAGAACTTGCAAAAACTGCGTAAACTTCACTGCTGATGACGGACAGATTAAATGCGAGAAAGGACGCAAGCCGACAAAAGCGTGTGAAGAACATTTGTTTATTCCGCCTCTTGTATCAAGTAAGCACGAGGTCGACGAAAACGGATGTGTGTGGCATTACCTACCGAACAGAATCCCGTTAGTTGACTGTATGCAGACAGCGTTTCCGGTCGTTAAGGAAATTAAAGATATTGAGATAATGGAAAGATAAAATGAAAAGAGTTGCATGGTTAAGCCGTCATGGTATGACGACAGAACAGCGGACAAGCTTAGTTGAAAAGATTGGCGATATTGTGAAAGTAGAACAGGATAATCACTTATGGCAAGCAAGCGATAAGTACGAATTTGACATGGCGATAAACGAGCGTTCATGGCAATACTTTAGCAGGTTTGATGTGGTATGCGGTGTATTCCCTCCAGCGGCCTTAGAATCGCTTCCTGTCGACTTTAGACGAATGGTGCTTACTCCTATTAGTACTCAGGCAAAAAGCGACAGGAAAAACGGGAAGGCGTATATGTATAAACACGCAAGATGGTCAGTGATAAACGAGGGACGCAAATGCCTAAAAAACTAAGATACTACCAGCAGGATGCTCTTGAGGCTATTTGGCAGAACTTGGACAAGAAGCCTCTTATAAGCGTTCCAACAGGCGGCGGCAAATCGCTTATAATTGCAGAGCTTGTAAGGCGGATACATTATAAGTATACACACATAAATATCTGCATGATTGTACCACGAGCAGAGCTTGTCAATCAGAACTACGATGAACTTGTTGAGCAAGCACCTGACATTGATGTCGGTATTTATTGTGCAGGCTTAAACAGCAAGGAACAAAAAACAATTACAATCGGCACGATTCAATCACTGCATAGAATGAAAAGAAGAGAAATAAACTTTAATGTGTTTATCGTTGACGAAGCGCACCTTATTCCTAAAAGTGACTCCGGTATGTTTCATAGATTCTTTGCCAACTACGAAAACCATGTTATTGTCGGTTTAACAGCGACACCGTACCGCACAGGAAGCGGGTTGCTTTATGAAGGCGAAGGCAGGCTATTTGAGATGCTTGCGTACCGGACTGACATTAAAAAGTTAATCGGTGACGGGTACCTGTCTCCACTTGTCAGTATGGACGGTGATGATGTGGCGAACACAAGCAATTTAAAGCTACGGGCTGGAGAGTTTATTTCGTCTGAGGTAGAGGCAATATTTCATACAAATAACATTACCAGTAATGCCGTAAAACACATGCTGTCTAAGACAAAAACAAGAAGGAGTGTGCTTGTATTTGCGAACTCTGTCAAACATGCTATGGAAATTCATAACATGATTGGAGATAATAATTTGAGTCGTGTGGTTACGGGGGGTACAACCAAGAAAAACAGGAAAGAGTTTATCAGGCTTTTTAAGGAAAGAAAAATCAAATACCTGGTAAATTGCGAAGTGTACACTACCGGGTTTAATGCACCTAATGTAGATTGTATTGTATTGCTAAGAGCCACGGCATCAGCAAGTTTGTATGTGCAGATGGTCGGGCGTGGACTTCGTATTGCACGAGGGAAGGAAGACTGTTTGCTCCTCGATTATGGGCGGAATATTGAGAGGTTCGGAACAATTGAAAATGTGCTTACCAAGTCTAAAAACTGGAAATGCGGAAAGTGTAACGGCTGGAATAGCGAAGACGCAAAAGTAAAGTGCATACACTGCGGACAGCTAAGACGGGTATCAAGTGAGCAGGATACAGACATTAATGACGGCAAGCCTGGGTGGACTTGTAAAAAGTGTTTTCAGTCTGGAATCATCGAGGACGAATGCCCTGAGTGCGGATTATCGTTTAGCGATAACAGATTAATTAAAAACACGGAAGATGATAAGATAAAACGGTATAAGGTCGTTGACATGGACATTGACGAGCACTTCAGCGGCAAAGGCGTAACATTCATGCGTGTAAACTACCACTGTCAAGATAATTTGGCATTACAAAAAACATTCAGCTTGTACCTTTTACCAAACCCAGAAAAGTATCAAGACAAGTACCCCCAAAAAGGAACTCAAAAATTTTTCAAGAAAAAGTTTGCAAAGTGGCGAGATGATCATAACTTTAGGTATGACGACGGAGAAATTACTCTCCAGGCTCCAGGGTTTATCACTGTGGATAATAGCGATAAATACCCTAAAATAACAGATTACGACTTTCGAGGTTCGTTTTTTGTTGAGATGACAGACAACCAGAAAATAGACGAATCAGAATTTGATGAAATACCATTTTAAGGAAATAGCAAATGGAGGCTTTAAAGAAAATTAGAATCACAAAAAGCAAAGCGCAGTTTGAATTAGACATTGCTGAGGAAGAAAAAGTAATTTCAATGTGTAACACAAAAAAGAGCAGGGACTCACTGGTAAAGTATTTTTTTAATTACCAAAATCATAAGAGATTAATGAAAGTTCTCTCTATCGGTAAAGTATCAACCGAGATGCAAGAACTTGCAATCACACATAATCACTGGGCTGTTAGACACGCATTATGCGACTATGCTGACAATGAAATACTGAAGAGACTTATTGATGACAAGGACGAAGATGTATCAAGACATGCAATTTCTGTAGCAAACAGGCGTGCTAAAGAAAAGAAGCACGATCTTGAATATAGGATTAAGAGAGAGATTCGTGGTTCAGGGATTCATGTATGCAGGACTCATAGTTACCATAAGTTTTTAATTGAGCGTGTTTATCACAATGGCGATAAAACTGTTTATGAAAAATTGGCTGTTCGTGACAATGTAAGGGACGCATACTTATGTGCATACAATCTTTACTGCGCGCTTAGTGAAAATAAAAAACTTACACCAGAACCGCAAGCTCAGAAAAAAACATCATACGACAGAGCTGTTGAGCAGATAGATTTCATTCGTGAGGCTAGTAATAATTATGTAGGTAGATATACACTTGCGAGGTTGCTTGGAATTTCTGAGCATACACTAAAGACTATTTATAAGAACTTTAAATTAAAGGAAATGGGAAATTCAGTTACCAAATCTATGCTTAACAAAAGACGGAAGTTTTTAAGGGAGAATGCGAAATGAAACCATATAGAAAAAATCAGTTTATTCGTGAAATAGGGAAG